CTATATTAAATTAAACGTTATAATATCTAATATAAATTTCAAATTATAAATTAACTTAAAATCTAAATTAGATACTAGTTTGAAATCTAATATTGATATAATATTTAAAAAAAACTGTATATAAAAAGTAAATCTTTATATACATTTATATAATTAAATATAAATTAATCTAATTTAAATCTCAAATATTAATTAATCTAATACTATCTCTATATTAAATCTAACACAAGTGTTTCGCGGTCAATCTCCTATATTTTATATACGTCTCTAATAAAATAAAAAGGATACACAGCTAATTAAATCTAGTCATGTATCCTCAACAAAGGAGATTAGTTATTGTAAAGCTCTATCTAATTGTCTACGTAAGAGCTTTTGTTGAACAATTTTCTTTTTCACTGATTTAGGTACTCTTTCCTTCCAATAATCATATTCGTAAGTTCCAAGTACTCGTTTACCTAATTTTTCTGTAGCATTATCTACTACTTTTCTCTTAGCTCTCATACCCATGTTAGCATATTGAGAATCATCTACTAATTGGTTAAATAATTTAGTATCATCTTTTATATACTTGTCTGATAAAAGTGGTACTACTACTTGGTTATAGAATTGTACAGGTCCTAATAAATTTCTACCAATGAAAGCTAAACTCGGTAACAAGTTAAACGAACCATTGTTAGTTTTTATTTCACCATTCTCAACTCTGTATCGTTTTCCATTTACTTCGAATACATTTGGGTCTCCTTCACCAGCTAATAGTTTATTCAGGAATTGGATAATAGGTATTTGAATGGCATCTCCATATTCACCAAATAGAAACATATTAGCAGCTTGTATTGGAGTGACTACAGTACTACGTCTGATTAGTTCTCCTTTATCATCTGTTCTAATAACTTGAGTTAAATCTGGTTGAGTTAATCCTGGTATATAGCTTTGAGCTTGTTCATTTAACATCTCACCTACTTTACCAACTTGATTATAAAATAATACTTTACCAGGTTTATCAGCTACATGAGCAGCTACTTCTTTAATAGCAGCAGCAGGATACGAACCAAAAGGTACAAGTGATTTCATAGCAGCTTCAAAATTAGAAGTTGTGGGAACCTTAGAAGGTACTGTTGATTGAAGAAATCTAGCTTTATCTAAGCCATAGTTGTTAATATATTCAGTTGCAATATTTTCTAACCATTTATCAATTGAAGCTACAGGTCTATATAATTTATTGTTAAATCTTGATATTAACTTTAATATAGGTGTTTCAGCTTCTGACAGCTCAATTAATCTAAATTTTGGAAACTTTTTAAATGTCTTAACTGCTGCGTTAAGGTCAAAGTTGTTTAAGATTGACAGAGTAGTAGTAAGTACGTTAGCACCAAGATAAACACCAGATGATAACATTACTTTCTTTAGTTCTCTGTTTAATTCATTTAATGCTTTATTGTTAAATACTGAACTATTGGCAGATACTTGTTTAACATTTTGATTATATTTTTTATTATAATCTCTAATTTTTTTATTTAAAGAGTTTGCACTATCAATTGATTTTGAAGTAATAACTTTATTTACGAATTCAGCAGCTTTCTTACTGAAATCATCACCTGCTGTTTTATAATCAATAGTACCATATTGTCTTTTTAAAAGGTTAGTTTCAACATATGGTGAGTCATATATGAAGTCTGATTTATGTACTTTTGGTTGAAGGTGAAATAAAGGTTTTATTTCCTGTTCTTTTACTATATTTTGAATATCTCTATATGTTTTAGATTTTGCAAGTTCCGAATAATCAATCTCTGAAAATGGGATTTTAAATCTTTTTGATATTAATTCCTTTGTAGCAAATTCAATATCATTTAACATCTCTGCTCCAGCCATAGCAGTAAACTGCTTATAAGTGTCGTTTGCTTTATTTAGAGCTTGCATAACAGGCAGCAGCTCTTTTGGAGCATTCTTAAAACCAATAGTTTCAACAGCTTCCATAGCTTTACCGATAGTTTTAGAATCATAAGTTTTTCTTATTGCTGTTACTTCTTCAACAAATTGATTTCCAAGTTTATGTAACTGTAGGTTGTCTTTTGTTACTTCCTCTGCTAATCCAACTCTTACATCTGCTTCATCGATTGCTGGTAGTTTTGCTTTTAATTTTTTTGGTAATTTAAGTTTAGCCATAGAAGCTAAAGACATAACATCTAAGGTAGCAGTTAAAGGTCTTTTCCAAGCACCAGTTATAACATTACCAACCATTTCACCAAGAGGCATTTTACCAAAGTCATCAATAGCTAAATTATAAGTTGATAGAATTGCATCAGCAAACATAGTAACTTTTTTAGGGTCAGATGCTATAGTATTAAAAGTATCTACAATTGCTTGTCTTGACTCTTTATCATATCCAATAATACCACCTAATAGAGTAGTAACATCTGCTCCAATAGTTTTTAAATCATCTTTAGCATTCTGTAATATATTGCCTTCTAGATTTAAATTTGGTATACCAATATTTTGACCTATATTTTGTGTATTTAAACCTTCTGCTTTAGCTTTTCCTGTACCCTTCGGTAATTGATTTTGACCAAATGATAAACTACCTGATTGACCAAATGATGATTGGTTTATATTTGATTGTTCAAAACTTAAAGCCATAATTATTGTTGACCTCTTTTGTTGTAATAATCTCTTATGTTTTGTTTTTGTTGATTACTTGGGTTTGCTTGTTGTTGAGTTCCAGGGAATATAGTTCCTAATACAGATTGGTTAGTATTAAGGAATGTATCAAGTGGTAAATCAGAATAAGAAGCATTCATTACTGTTTCTGACATAGCTTGACCTTGTTTATAAGGTAATAGCTCTGTTTCATTTTTTACACGCTGCGCAGATGTGTTAGCTTCTTGTTGATAGATTGGCAACCTTTGAGTTTGAACATCAGCTTGCTGTTGAGCTGCATTAGCAGTAATTCTACCAGATTGTGCTTTGTACAAATCAACAAATTCATTAACTCTATTAGAGCGTGCTGTTTCTTCTGCATTATAAGCATCAATTAATTCTTTTGCTCTTGCTGCACGTTCAACTTCATCTTGTTTTCTGATACCTAGATTAGCCTCTCTTTGTTTAATAGCAGCATCTTGTAAACCAGCCATAATAGTAGACGTTTGTTCTCTAATCTTAGGAGCTAATTGATACATAGCTTTTACTTTCATTAATCTTGAAAATTCCTCTGGAGATACTTTTAGAGCAGCACCAGTGTGCGCTCTTTTCATATATTCAAAATATTCCATAGCTTGATTTTCAGGAGTAAAATAATTATTGAGGTCGTTATATGTATCAGTTGCAATTTTATTAAAAATTTGCTCGTAAGTTTTAGCATAGTTCATATCTTGTTGTTCTTGCTGAATTTGTTGAGCTTGCTGTTGTGGTATAACTACCTTTTGCACATACTGTTCACCCAAATCTTTGGTTGAATCATATTCACTAGGTCTATAACTAGTTTGTTCAAGGGCTCTTAGTTGAGTTACAAGATTATCTTTTTGTGTATATAGTGGTTGAAGTGAATCTACAGGAATATTGTAACCTTGTCTTTGAGCTTTCTCTGCGTCTGCTATTTGTTGATTAACAACTTCTAATTGGTCTTGTGTTTGCTGGGTTTGGAATTGAACATATGCATCAGCATCTTGTAATGCTTGTTGAATATTAACAGGTCTGCCAGTAGAGAAATCATAAATTTTAGGTCCTACTACGTGATATTTTTTACCTGATTGTCCTTGAATAAATTCTGGTAATTCTTCATCTAATCCTGGTTGAGCAATACCTGCTTGAATTTCCTTATCAAGTGTTGAATCTGTTTTTGGTTTAGCTCCTAATCTCTGTAATGCTGGTCTAGCTAGCTTTTCACCAGCCACATAACCAAGACCACCATATAAAAGTTTCATAATAGCGTTACCAGGAATTAAACTAGCTCCAATTCTACCAGCGTTAGCAATTGATTTAGGAATTAATGTGTCGTCATTATCTTTATATGCTTGGTATAAATCAAAAATAGCTAATCCAACATTACCTAATGTACCTAAATTTTGACCTTTTGCAGTTGCTTTAATATAATTTGGAGAGTTCTGAATAATATCTCCTAATTGCTTCGCAAATTTTAATAAGTTTGGAATCTCTTTTGCTGATTTGACACCTGCTTCATCTGCAAGCATTTTTAATTTTCCTGCATTATCTTTTACAAGTTGTACAAAAGATTGTTCCTCTGACTTAGATAAAGTACCTTTTGCAGCTTTTCCAAGTAACGCGTCAATTTCTTGCTTAGATGCCATACGCCATCCAGAATTAAGAAAATCAGCTACTTCATCAGCACTAGCTACTTGCAGGTTATCAATTTCAGATTTAGTAGCCCAGCGCCAATCTCTACCAGTTACTTTAGCAATAGCATCATCTAGTTTGCCAGTTAAAAAATCAACACCCTGTTTAATCTGCTTTGCAGCTTGAGGATTTTTACGAACTAATTCATTACGTAATGTTGCTACCTTTTCAGAGAAAAATTTAGTTGCAGCTTGTGCGCCACGTGAGCCTACAATCCTTTTTGTTTCGTTTGCAATGTCTGTTGCTACTGCTCTACTGGCTCCTGGAGCACGAGTTAAAATTAATCCAACAATGGCACCGACTGACAAATCAACAAGTCCTTCTTTTAGAACTTTATTAACCTGTTCTTTGGATGCTCCTTTTAAATCTAATCCAATAGCTTCTGTGAGTGGTTTAAATTGGTCTACTACTGTTCCAAGTGGAGTTTTTACAATAGCTTGGTTTATGAATTTTTGAGCAGCTCTATCTCCACTTTTAAGAGCTTGTTTGGCTGCTTGTTTAACCTCTGGTGGTAAAAAGTTATTTACCATATTTTCAAGTAAATTAGCCATATAATTTCATTATCTCCTTTATTATTGTTTTAGTATGTACCAAAGCCTTTAAAACTTGGTCTACGATACTGTGTATTTAAACTGTAATCTCCTATATTTGATAAGCTTGAACTTGATACACCTTGAGTTGAAGTATTTCTAGGTTGTAACCAATTTTTAAAATCATTTACAGTATTAACAGTTGAACCATATATTTGTTCTTGTTGCTGCTGTCTTGCTTGAGATGCATCAAGTGAAGTAGGAGAAGAAGTCATGCTAGTAATTGCTCCACCAGCAGTATTTAATGCTCCACCTATAGCTTGAGTCCACGGAGTAGGTATCGCTTGTAACACTGAACCTGCTGTTTGTGCTCCTTGACCTAAAGCATTTAACCAAGACCAGTTAGCTGCATCGACATTTTGAGCTGCTGAGGCACCCATTGAAATAGGACTTTGATAAGTTTGAGCAGCTCCCATTAAAGCTCCAAGTTCATTTTGTTGCAGTTGATTAGCTATTTGTACATTTTGATTTGCAACGTTAGCTAAATAATTTTGTTGTTCATAAGCATTTTGTTCTGCACGTCTATTTACATCTGATGTGCTACCGAATGCAGCTGAACCACGTAACATTCTAGCATTCTCTGCAAGATACTCATCAGATAATAAGTCAAGTTGTCTATTATTTAACTTATTAGTCCAAAAATCATTTCGACCTGCGTAATCTGTTGTATATTGGTTTATTAATCCAAGTGCGTTATTTAGATACTGGTTAGCTTGTTTACCAGTCCTCATAACATCTTTGTTATACTCTTTTTGATTCTTTTTAAAAGACATTATATGCTATCCTTTTCTTTCTTTTTATATACACTGCTCTGAATATAATTAGATTTAAAACATTTTATTTCTAACTCTATACAAAGCAGCTAATTAAAGCCACTTTGTATTAATGCTATGCTACTGTGAAGTATCCACGAGCTGCGCATTTAGGTTGAATTACTTTACAACCATAAACAATCATACCTCTTAAGATATCTCTATATTTATCTTTATCAGGAATGATTTCTGCACGTGAACGTGTAAAACATTCAGTTACCATATTTCTAGTAGCAGCTACAATTTGAAGGTGTCCATTTGCAGTGTCTGCTGTATGGTCTAAAGTATCATCAAGAACAATTTCAAATCCTTTAAATACTTTTACGTGACCATAGTACTCTTTATCCTCTGTCATTTTACCAGCTTCGGTCTCAACATCTTCAATCAATTCATAGATTGCAGAAGGAACACCAAGAACAGGTAGTGCAGATTGTGCTTGACCAGCTAAAGGACCAGGAACATCAGCACCTTCACCTTCAAGCGGAGTTGATTCACCAGCTAATTCAGATTGGTTTTCTTGTTCTTCAAGGTCTACGAATCTATAATGACCGTTTTCCATGATAGCACCAGTTTTCATTAATTGAACTCTGAATTTAGTTAGTATACTTTTGATATTATCTTTTGTAAGTTGAGTGGGTGATGCTGCGGTACCAGATACTACAGGAATATCACTATTAGCAAAGATAGCAGCGTGAACTAAAGCGTTTCTCTGTTGAAGAATTATATCTTCACAAAGTAAACCATAACCTTTGTTAACATCATGTTCTGTTTTGAGATTCATTTCCCAAGGCAGACCAACAGCGTATTTAAGAGGAGTATCAAGGTTGATAGTTACAGTTGCAGATGCAGCATCTTCATATGCAGGCATATCAGTACCTGCTGTCGTTGCTGTACCTACAACAGTAATATCTGGATTAATTACCTTGACTGCATCCGCTCTGTCTCCACCAGGATTATGGAAATTATGGTTTACGACTCTAGCAGCAAAACCACCTTTTGATTCTTTAAGAGCAAATAGCATTTTTTGTGCCCATCTTTCAGTTGTGAATGCTGTCATTTAATATTTCTCCATTTCTATTAGTTTACGTACACAATACAGATATAGTAAGAAACTAATAAAATTACTATCCTCTGTTTTATATTTCTCTATTATGCAGATTGTTTTTTGATTATTACAATATTTTCAGGATGGATTAAAGCTGCTCCATAGAAGATTTGGATTGTTACAGTTTTTGTAAATGAGTCTGTATTACGTTCTATACTTATTTTTGGTTCAGTAAATCCAACAGCTACAGCATCATTTGTCCCAAAGATAGCTAGCTTATTCTCATCTGTAATTTTAGATAGCGGTGATAAATCTACATTAGTTCGTTGAACGAAATAAGATTTTAATGAACCATCTAATAAAGCTTTCTGAACCTGTGTATAAAAATCCTTTGTAGCTACTAAACTTGGATTAGATACATAATATTTAGCTGCTGTATCTCTATCATTTAGTGATGCATAAGTCTGCGAGCTAAATTCTTCATTTTTAATATTGTCAGCTACATTTGGTTCATCTGATGTAAACATGTATTCAACAGGAGCACCATTTGAATAGTTAAGAATACTAAATTTTCGAGCTGTTCCTTTTTCTGCTACTTCTGCATATACTTTAGCAATAGCATCTGCAATCTCACCTTCTGTATACGTTACAGAGTTTCTAGCAGTATATCCAGCTTCAACCATAGCTTCTACTTCATCTGATACAGCCTTCTTAAATTTGGCTTGCATATCAGATATGATTAAATCTTGAATATCTACAATTGATGTTAAATCAATATTATAAGGTACATCGTAACTAAATTCTAAAGATTTATCAAGGGCAATTGTTACTTGATTTGTAGATGTATTATCATCATATGATACTGATACTGATTCAACAGTGTAATCAATTAAACTTGATGTAGCTGTGTAGTCTGTAGTATTATTGATGACATAGTTAGAACTGTCTTGAGAGTCTGCAGTTGGTTTAACTCCATCTGCTGTTGCTCCTGGTCTAATATCATCAAACATAATGATATTTTTAGTAGTGTTTGTGGCTTTTAAGTGAAATTCTTTAGATGTAGGATTGTATGTAAATATCATTTCAATTACATCACCTACGTCAACTGTTCCAGATAGAATATTTCTACCGTTTGATGCATTTGAACCTACTTTTAACTCTCCTGATGTAATCTCACCTGAATCACCAGTTAGAATGGTATTGTTAATTACAAATGAGTTTGTATAGAGTTTATCAGTATCATTCTCTTCATCATAGTTAAATGTTGAAAGTTGGATAGCACCTGTTGCACTAGCTGGAACTGTATAATTGATTTGAACTGTGAAAGCTGAATCAAAGTCAATTGTTTGACCTTGGTTGAATAATCCTTCAAGATACTGAATAGCTCCAGATGCTAAGTCAATATGATTTTGAATAATCTCTATAGTTTTCTTACCACCTACTGTACCATAATTAGCTACAGTCTGCGTCTTTCTTGAATCCTCTGTGCCATTAGTCTGTTTAATAGTGGTTGTTTCTACCGTATTAACTAGTGGATTAGGATAAATAATTGTTAGTTTATCTGCTTGTATTCCGTTATAATCAGGACAATAAATAGGTGTTGCAAGTGCTAGCATTGCAGCTCTATTTTCTGGTTGAATAATGGAACGAGCAATTAAACGTGATACTTTGCTTTCTGATGTGTTAGTCATTAGTTTATTTACTCCTTGTATTTGTATTATTTGTCAAATTATTTGTTGCTGTTTCTATTAAGCTATCAAATACAGATGTTGTACCTGTAATATGTAGTTTTTCTAAAATCCATCTAAATAATTGTAAAGCTTCTACACTATTTAGACCTTGAATAACTGCTCCGAACATTGGCATATTAATAAGAGATAACAATAAATTTGCTTCCTGTTGGTCTTTGGCAATATCTGTATCTACTTGTAAACTGTCATCAAATATATCTGTAACTCCTGCAAGAGCTACTTTTAATATTTCAAGCACATCTGATAAGATTGGTAATATTAGTTGCATTTTCATTTTATTTGCAAGAATATTTAATATACCTGATGCACTGTCTGATAACATCATTGCTTCTGCTGCTGTTCTTACAGAACCTTGTGATTGACCTAGAGTATAGTCATTTAATCCTGTAGCTTCTTGAGCAGTAGTTTGTAATAATGTTTGAATATTCATCAATCCATTTATATCAAGATTACCAGGTAATAAAGGTGTTAGATTTGCGGTAGTTGTAGGATTAGTTTTAAGAAATCTTGTTCGTTTTGCTTCTTCCCAAGCTTTAGCATCATAATTCCAGTTACCTGTTCTGATTGGATTTAAATTCTCCTCATTATATTCAAATGTTAACTTATACACGTCTCTGCATATTTCAGCAGATTTTTGAATTATATAAATCGGAGATATATCTGTATTCTTATCATTTATAGATACTGCTCTAACAGATGTAAGCGTTCTATTTGATTCTGCATAAATAACTTGTTTACGAAATATAATAGCTAGGTATGTGTCTAATTTTCCGTCAACTACTAAATCACCTGAAAAGACTCTTAACTCTGCCACTGATTCTGCATCTGCGTTAGCATAATTAAAAATTCTTTCTTTATCAATTGGATTTAAGAAGTCAAGCGTGTGAGCCATCTCTGGTGTAACACGTATCGTAAACAGAGCTGAACCTGGCTGCTCAAAATCGTAAATGAGTTTAGCTGCTTTTACTCTGTTAATTAATATCTCTGGATTTGGTGTTTCTGTATCCAGATTAACATCTAACATAATTGCAGCACAACCATATAAAATTGCATCATCAATTAATAAATCATTTTGAGTTTGAATAGCACTTAAATATGATTTAAGAACTTCGGTAGGTCTTTCTACAGTTTTTGTGAAATCAGTAGATACTATTCTAAAGCTATCACGTAAACTTAATAAAGATTGATGAAGGAACTTAAAATAAGCATTGTATGCAAAAGTTACATTAACATTTTTAATTGCTCCTTCTTCTGCGTCTGTCATAGCTTTGTAGATTTCTCTACCTTTATTATACCTATTAAACCATAGTTGAGTGCCACGCACTCTAGCTCCTATTGCATTTTGAATTTTAGATAGTCTATCTTTTGATACAACTGTACCAGTGTGTATAAAAAATGGTAAACCATCATATGTTTTTGGTTTCATTATTTACTATTCTCCTGTGTGTTCATTGTAATACATTAGATAACTTATTGCGTCTATCGCATGTGGAGTATAAATTAAATCTGGCTCAATATCAAGTTCTTGTTTTGTAGGTTCCAATACTTTACCAGTTAATAAATCAATTCTTGTAGCCTCAAATACATAGTTGGTTTTTTTCATGTGGTCAAGATTAAATTTATATCTATCTGACTTTACACGTGTTCTAAATATAGATAATCTTTGAGTTACTCTTGGATTAGAAGCCAGAATTTTAAGATTTAATCTAAGACCAAGTTCATTAGCTACGTTATCCATAGTTACATAATCATTATCAAGACGTTGATTAAATGCACCTGCACTATCACCATAGACTAAAATTTCTTCACAATTATATTTATCAATAAGATATTCAAAAACTCTTTTACTTTGGGTCTTTGTATTGATAGTCATATTGTAATGTTCTTCTAAGAAAGAATATCTACCATCTTCTGATATTAAACCTGATACCCAACACATCGGTGAATAGTTAAAGTCACAAGTGATAAATACTTGATAATTTTCTTTTGGCACAAGCGCTTCTGATATCTTACATTCTAGTGGGTCATAATTAGGAATTAAAGCATCATCTAAACTTGGTGATATTTTAGAGTTAATGAATTTTTCTTTTTCTTCTGCTGTCATATTCTTTGACAGCTCCTCAATATAGCCTTTTGGTAGATTTGTATTTTCATAACTTGAACCAAGAAATAATTTACCTGATTTAAGTGTATAGTGATTAGTTGAACTTGGTGGGTTTGTGTGTGTAAGAAGAATAAGAGGTGCATTCTTATTTACATATCTAAGACGACCTTGTATCTGCTTCATTACGCCATTTGATATTTTTGATGCCTCCTCAACATCAATATAATTAAATTCATAAGTCAAGAACTGTTTATATGATTGACCATGTGATAACATTATAGTAGAGTTATTACTTGATAACCACAATGTTTTATCTTTATTCATGTGCTCAACTTCAATACCTAAGATTTTAAGAAAGTCAACACACATTGCAAATGTATTGTCTTTTACTAGATTGATTGTAGGTCCAATCATAGCAATTTTAGAATTAGGAAATGCACTTATATAAGCAGCTGTTGTCAATGCACCAAGAAATGTTTTACCTGAACCTAATCCACCTACATAATTAAGAATATTGATTGATTGCGGTTCTGCATATCTTACTTCATTTATTACTTTTGTTTGTGTTGGTAAAAGTTTAATCAACATATCCTAAGAGCTTTTCCTCTTTACCTTTAAAATCTACTTGTATACATGTCGCATTTTCAAAATGACGTTTAACTACTGACAATTCTAAATAACTATCATCAAACATTAATATGTTTGCTCTGTCATAAAAGTTATCTAACAGAAAACCTGCTTTTAAATACTTAGTTTTTGCTTGTGCTATTAAAAAGACATCTTTTAAATAGTTTATATTAGGTATGTGTGCTAACTGTGCATAAGTTGCTAATCCATCATCTCTTGCAGATACTATTATCTGTTGAACATTTGGATATCTATGATACATTTCAATACGCTTAGCCATCATTGTATTGATTTTTAACAATCCAAGATAAGTATCTAAGAAGTAAGCAGCAGGATATAATTTATAATAGAGCTTAAGCAATGTTAAGTTCCTAGGTCTAAATCTATCTAAGAACATTGCAATCGGTGAATATAATAAAGTTCTATCTAAATCATAAATAATTATCATAGATAACCTTTAGAAGTTACAAAACTAAAACCAGCGTTTTGCATTGATAAAAATAAATCTAGAGGAGTTACAGAGTTACTATCTATGCCTTCAAAAGTTTTGGTAACCTCACGCAATTGTTTGTTATTATCAAATATTTTTTCACGTAGTGCATCAAGCACTAAACCAGAGCAGATATACTCGTCTTTACGTTTATTATTATCCTTTCTTAAGTGACCTTTCATAAGGAATTTAAATATTGATGCATAACTATAATGATAATTACTAGCTTTAGCGACATAATTAAGAGCTAGATAAGGGTCACAGTTCTCTGATATTATAGTTCTACAAATGATTGAGTCCTCTGCTCTATCATCAATATCAGTTAGTAACAATAATCTAGTACCACGTTCAACTATCTTTTCTCCATAATCTCCAGCTTTTGTATAAGTAGAAGATTCAAATACAATATTATTGTCTAGAACTAGCAATGTATGACTTGGACAAAATTGACCTGTGTATTCTCCTCTGTAAATCTTACGTGATACTTTAGATATCAATTTAGATACTGTGCCCTGTGCTTGTACAAATACAACTTCTAGCTTATGTTTCATAGTTACTTTGTAGCTCCTTCAATAACATCTTTTAAATCTTCAACTTTATATTTGTTAATATTTCTTTGAATAATTACAAAAATTCCACCTGATTTAGATATTGTAATTGACTGATTTGTGTTAGCTGTTTTCTGTTGTCTTTGAGATTTAACTACAATAGCTCCAGATTTAGATATTGTTACATCTTGGTTAGCTTGTTCAGCTTTAACTTCAACACATGCAAACAGAAGAAGTGTACATAAAAGACTTGTTACAATTGTTAGATTATTCATTAGTTAATTTCCTTTCAATTATTAATTCAATCATTCGTTTGTTACATTCAGCATGAGCTAAGTGAGATACATTTGTTTCAGGGTCAATCTTTTGATTTGTATTAAAGAATTTATAAAGATGTCTAAATAAAGCTGGTATTAATTTATATGGGTTAAGCTTGAGGAAGGACCATTCACTATATTTAGCTACACCTTTTTGAAATACTTCAAACATTTCAGGTGCTGATACTTTATATGGAAAATAGAAATATGTATCTTTATTTTTTATTGCATCTACTGCCGAATATATTATATCAAGTATAATTCTATCTTGTGTTGAAAATGTATCTTTACCTACTAATTCTCTTAAATATTTCGGTAATAACTCATCAATTTGTACTGGGTTAAGATGCATTAGTAAATATCCAAGAGGATTTTTGTTTAATGTTTCTTTTCCTGGAGTATTTTGAAAATTATCAATTAAATCATATTTTGGAACTATTTGAAAATTTCTGAAAATATTTTGTATATAACAGTATTGTTCCTTTAAATCCATACTTTCTAACTTATTGTAAAGATATTTTAAGCTCAATTATTATTCTCCTTTTAAAGCTTCAATAATTTCCTCTATAGCGTTGAGTACAACCTTTTGTTCAGTTTTATCCATTGTGGTATATGCTATATATCCTTGCAGCATTGTTAATCTATATATGAGACTTTCTAGTGACATTCTGCCCATGATTTACCCGTCTTTATATCAATTTGAAGTTTACAATTAAGGTTTAAAAATTTATTAGTTCTATCTACAGCCTTTTGTGCACATCCTTTGTAGAGTTCAACACAAGTTGGTCTAACTTCTGCTTGAACTTCATCATGAATATTAAGTAGAAAATTATAATCTTTTGTCTTTATAAGACCAGCTTTGATTAGCTCGTCTTGAAGGAACACTAAGCATTGCTTCATTACAACTGCTCCAGATGATTGAAGTAATAAGTTCAATAAACTATAGTCAGAGCGTGCATGCAGCTCTCGTTTATCCAATCCTGTTATAGTTCCTTTTTCTTGATACTGACGCTTTAAATCCTTATGTAACTGTTCTAGTCCTGGTAAAGCACTTACAAACTTATTAATTGCTTCATCTACATCTTTAATTGTAAATGTTTTATCTGTACCTTTTGATAAGTTCTCTGCTAGAGTTTTCTTTCCAGCTCCATATAAATATGCATATTCAAACGTCTTAGCTTGCCTACGTTGAGCAAATCCAAGTGTTTTTTGAGTCCAAGTATGAATATCTCCGTTTTCAATAATATTAGTAAATTCAGGATTGTTTATGAAATGTGCAAGGCACATATATTCAAGACCTTTCGCATCAAATCCGACTTGAACAAATCCAGGTCTAGGAATAAATAAGCTTCTTACTTCATATGCATATTTACCTTTAATACCTCGTATAATTCCTTGGTCATTGGTCCTAACCCCAGGCATAGTTGCAAGATTTGGATTATTGTGAGCACAACGCCCAGAAACAGTGCCATCAGTCTTAACACCACCTCTAATGATATTGTTTTTATCAAGTAAATTATAAACACTTGTATCACCAGTATAAATCATTTTTCGAATCTTATTAGCAGTCTTCCAAAGTAAAAGGTCTGTTACTTCTGGGTAAACATCTTCAAGTTTTGCTAATACATCATCATCTAAACAAGGAGTAGGGTCCTTTTTACCTTTTCTACGTACTAATGGTGGGTCAAAATCGTATTTAGTTTTTAGATATCTCATCCAATGTTGTGTAGATTGTAAGTTAAAAGGAGTAACAATCTCTATTGCTTCAATGTCTCCTGCTTTAATATTTTTGTTTTGATTGTTGCGTTTATATATTTTAAAATCATAATCTACAAAATCTGGAAGTTTACTTAAAAGCTCTTTTGATGCTCTTTGTTCTTCTACTTCTATTTGTGATTGTAATTTAAGTAATCCTTCTTTATCTATACGACAACCATTATTTACTTGTTCTGCTATAATTCTTGAGAAATTATTTGAAAGTTCTATAACATATGGGTCAATATTATTGATATTACATTTCCAAAGTACTAGTTCAGTTATACGTACATCCTGTTTACAATATGCACCCATCTCATCAGTATATACATCCCAGACAGTTTGTTTAATTCCTTTTCTTTCTTTCCATTCCTCATCTGTGTACTCTTTACCTGTTACTGGATTAAATTTCTCAAAACCTAATCTTTGACCCCAGTGCTCAAGTCCGTGTTGTTTATATTCAGGAAAGCAAATCATAGATAAGTTGATAGTATCAAGAACATTTGTAGTAAGTTTAATATCATAGAGTTTTTCTATTACTGGAATATCATATTGAATTATGTTATGACCAATTAATCTATCAGCAGATTTAAGGATACATATTCCTTCTTTGATATTTTCTCTATCAAATAGAAGTACATCTTTATCAATTCCTATTCTCTTTAAAGCTATACAGTGAAGTTTTGTTACTGTTGAATATAAATTATCTGCTTCTATATCAAAAACTACATCCATAATGACTTAAGTTTTGTTACTACCTTATCTTTAAATATAATTACTTTTAAGAGTTCTGCTGATTTATCTTTGTTATAACCAAAGTATTCATTAATATTGTGTCTAGAATTTTCATCAAGTTCATCAAGTTTAAAACATTTTAGACCACCTGTAAGAAAAAGTAAATCCTTGCGCTCTTCTGTTGAGAGTTCATGTTCAAGTTCATAAATCATATCTTATATATTCCTGCTATTTGTTGCATTATATCAAATATTGGTGCTGTTGATTCATCTTTCCAAACTGGTAAATCTGGATTATCAAAGAAGCTTTGTAATAATTCTCGTTTATAAATCACAAGATGTATCATAGCTTGTAGTATATTAGACGTTGGAATTGCACTGTTTGTTTCAATCTTTAGATGCAATTTAGCTTGGTGTATAATTTTTATAGCTCGCTCAACACCAACGACATTACCTTTATTACATAATTGTAATCCTACATAAGCTATAAACTCATTAACTGATAATCTACTAACAAGTGGTAATCGTTTTAATCTTGCAAGTATTTGGTAATTAGTTATAGAAACTTTTTTGCTCTTCTGTTGTGACATTACTATACTCTCTATACAAATCTAAAAACTGGGTTGTGATATTATTTCGAAATTTAATTATTTTTGTTATGTCTTTTTCTGTATTAAGAAAATGTTGAAGTTCTTTTAAATAACCTTGAAATCTGGCTTTTGGTACTACACTCTCACATGCTTTATACACGTCCTCTGGAATTCTTAAAATTCCAATATGTTTATATTTAATAGGTTCGGATAATCTAAGAATTTTCTCATACTGTTCTATGAAATTCATTGGGTCATCTACCCCTGCTTTATGTAGATACAGATTAAGTTCAAATCTGTAGTCATCTATTGTTTTCTTCTTTTTCATATTGACAATCCTTAGTAGAAATACGTCTAATACTTACAGGTACAATATCATAATCACCTTCACCTAGATAGACCTCATCAAAATATAAATCACAACTATTATAAAACTTATTATAATTCTTACAAGTTTTACATTTAGACATTCTCATTATTGCTATTAACTCCTATAACCATTAATACTGCGATTAGCATCCAAACTACTATACCTAAAACTTCAAATAAATTCATACTACTGAGCTACCTCACTGAATCTTAAGTCTTGATTAATTTTATATAATTTGCTTGCATCTACTTTACAGTCTTTATTCTTTGTGTTTGATACACTTACAAAACCTGTTTCTGGGTCACGTAATAATTGTACTACATAATCACTCGATTCAAGTATAGCGTTACTTCCTTTAGGTTGAAGAATTGTATCGGAGTTTATCTTTCCTTTTTCATTGAATTGTGATTTAGATACTTGACTACAAATAACACCTGTTTTATCGAGACCTGTTAAAGTAAATGCTTTTATTGCTCCACATATCATTGTTAATCTTGAGTATTCATCTGTTGAAGATTTCCAAGGTGTGTTTTGAATATAGTCTAAGCATATAAGGTCATATTTATTTGGAAGGTCTGTATCAGATAAAAGCTCTTCTAGATTTTCCTTGAATACATTTCGGTAATCTACATATTCATCTAATTGGTTTTGTAGTTTATCTAAAATATCTTGACATAAAGGACTAGCTAACTGTTTAATTACGAGAGCATCATCACCTTTGATACCCAGTTCATGTTTAAGAATACGAATTGTATATTGATAAATCGACATTTCAGAGGATAACAATAAAATTTTCTTGTGTTCTTTTACAGCTTTTAACATTACATGCATTGTCATTAGACTTTTACCAGCTCCAGGAGAACCAAGTAATAAATTCAATCTACCAAGTTGAAAGTTAAATCCATATACAGGCATAAGATGTATAGTTTGCTCACCAGATTTAATTTTTTCAATTGCCTTTTTAAATTGATTTCGCATAAGTATATACAAGTTCTCCATTAGATTTTATGGTAGTTAATTGAAATCCATGTTTAACTAAGAAACTCTGATAGTTATCAGTATTGAATTTGGTTGTACAGACTGTATATAAAGTATCTGTTGGATTAAAATCATCAAATAGAATTTCAAGAATAACTTTAAGAATAGTTGAAGCTATACCTTTACGTTGATAAGCTTCATGAACACATAGCATATTTAATTTAAGAAATCTATCCTTTTTTGATAATACTGCAAAACCTACTAGCTTACCTTCATCAAAGTACTGAATTGCACAACGATTTAAGCGTTTAATTTTTCTTATGTAATCTGTATCTGGATACTTTTGGAGCATGTCACTTGCAGCCAGATTTATGTTTCTTGTAGTAGTTACTCTAATTAACTTCATTCTTTGTTTACTCTTCTGATACAATTAAAGTGCTTAGTATACAAACAATATCTAATACATCTATTACAGAACCTGATGTTTCTATTGGTTCTAACTCCTCTTGTAAATGTATTCTTTCTTGTGTTATTGGTAGATTTATAGTTAAATGGTATTGTGCGACAAGTTCACTTAGTACTTTTAAATCTGTGTCTGGTATTGGTGATAATATGGTTATTTCATGATTTCGCGTATCAAGAATAATATCTAAATATCTATCATTTTCTAATCTTAGTGTTAAACGCATAGTAACCTCTAACTTAATGCTATCAATCTGTCTAAATAACCTGGTCTATAAAACTTCTTTAAGTGATATTCATCTTTTTTACCAAACCAATCAGTACGTTCAAATACATCCTTTACAATATCAATATCTTTAGTATCATAGTAATATGTTATTTTTCTGACAAGCGCTAAATCAGTTGCGCTATTATCTACATCCTCTGGTTCGGAATTTAAAATCTCATATAGACGTTTATCGGATTTTGCAAATACAGATATGTCTGTTTCAGGTCGAACAAAGGAATAATTCTTTTTCATGTGTTGCTTATAAATCTTCTCTCGCTCACGTTCATATTGTTCAGCTTTGATTCTTTCTTGCTCATCTGATAGTTCCATTAATTTATCAAAGACCGCAACGTTGCATTCTCTCAATTCTACATCAACTATTCTTTCTAGACTTGGACTTACAATGTGTCGAACACGTGTCCACACTTCAAGCTGTTGACCTGTAAAATCCATGAATCTTGTTTCAAACTGTTCTGTTGTTTTCTTTACTATGAATATATGAGCACCGAGTTCACTTTGAGATAATTCTACAAGTTGAGGAGTATCAATAAGAGATTGCATCCATTTATAAACAGGATGCTTAAAATCACAGTGGTCACAATCTATACAATAAATCGAATATCCTGTATCTCCTATTGGACCTAATTTAATAGATATTGTAAATCCATGGTCACGAGCTGCCTTAAATTTTTGATATGGAACTGTTGCAGCATTATCAATTGTTGAATATTGACCAAGATTATTAACAGGTCTTTTATCCTTTGATAATATAAACATATCTGTACAATGCTTAAGCTTCATACTTCCTCAATACTTGTTATTTCAACGTCACTATCACGGTCTGTAATCAATCTAATTACAAGACTGCTATCTTTTACTATTTTGGACATTTCGTGATATTCTTCTATTAAGCTATCTAAGTCTTCATACGCATTCATATCAATATCTATATTTACATGATTAAGGTAATTTACCTTTCCTGTTGTAGCTTTCTGTTCTGAATTGATTTATGTTATTTATATATTTAAATATTCTGTTCAAGAATGGAATTTTTGTATGGTCCTGGATTGTTAGTTTTGGATTTAAACAATCAAACTCTAATACTTTAGCTAAGTCTTTAAGTGGAACATTATACTTTGTTAGCATTCGTAGCAATACTAAATTACTTGGATAGTAAAACAGCAATCCATGTTCTTTATATACATCCTTTATAAATTCATAAACCTGCCAAAGAGAAGTTAATTTATGTCCTTCTAATATCTTCTCTGCTGTTACAACTCCAACTTTAGGTATTCCTGGTATATTATCAATTCTATCACCAAGTAAAAACTGTTTTGCAAGTTCATGCATAGAAGATTCAACAGTTGTTTTAATTAATTTAATTCCGTTTTTCTTTTTTGACTTGATTGTAAGTTTTGGTATTTGTAAGAAATCTTTGTCACATGAAATAATCATTACATTATTTTGTTCATTCTCTACAAGATTAGATGCAATAATTGAAATTAAATCATCACATTCAAAGACCATACTTGATACAATTGTTACTCTGAAAGCTTGTAATATTTTTAGACATTCATTTTTAAACTCTAACCAATTCTTAGCATAAGAATTTATTCTCTGTGCCTTATAATATGGAAATAATACAGTTCTGAAACCACGATTTAAGCTTATACAAAAATAGAACTTTGGGTCTAATCTGTTGTATTCTTTAAAGTATCGTTTTGCTTCTCTTATCTCTCGGTCTTTAATTTTTAACATTGTTTGAACTGCTATATGTGGTGGTAGCTTTGTTGCAAACATTGACCTTAATAATATATCTCCGTCATATAGGATATGTATCATATCTTTTATTTAGCTTTCTGTTGAGTTTCTGGTTCAACTAATCTAATGTTAAATATTTTAGTTGTAGGCATCATTGAAATTTTAATCCAATCTGTATATGAAATTGGATAACGTAAAGTTTTTGTATATAGATACCACCAATTCTCTGGTTTATCTTGTAGAGTTCTTATTGGTAAATCCGATGTATCTATTGGTAAATCTGTACTGGATTCTACTGATACTTCATCACCTTCAACTATTGCTATCTTTCCTTCATACATTATTTCAGTATCTTTCATTGTAGAACCACCTAAATCAGGTTCTAAATCTGACCCGATGTATATAAAAGAATCAAAGTTAACTATACCATTAGCAATATCAATCTCATCATATTCACCTGAATCCTCAACTCTACAATATCTATAAAGCTTTTTATCTTTTATCAAATATGAACTGTAATCACCTGGTATGATATCAGCTTGTGTATGACATCCTGATACTACTTTATCTCCTGATACATATAATATCATTGGTGTTCGTTGAGTAGATGAGATGACAAGACTTTTTAAATCTTGACAATAAACTACTTCTTCTTTTAAGTATTGTGAGAACATCTCTTCATACGCACTTAGTTGATTAAATTTTTGATAAAATTTACCTTTTAAAAACCAGGTATTCAATGATGCAGTAGCACGTAAGATTGTAATTGCTTCTTTATCTACAATACCAATTGCAAACTTATCAATATTACCAGTTCCAAGTATAGGTAGATTATGCTGATATTCTTGTAATATAGATAAGTCAGATGCATCTAAATAATATATTGAAGATGTATTATAGTTTACAAGATAGAAATATGTAGCTGTTGGACTTCCTTGAAAATAACTGCCTGTTAATCTTGAATCTTCTGACCAAAGTACTGTTGATGATTCTGTATCAGTATTAGACCAATTATAAGGTTCTGTACCTATTATATTTAATCTTGTAGATAAATAAAGTGTATTACCTGAAACAAGTAAATCATTTATATAATTTGTATCTGGTTTAATTTCGACGTTAGTCCATCCAGCTAATTGAACTGTAAAGGTTTCACCAAAGGTATTAGGTAGAATTGTATTATAATTTATATTATAAAATGTTCCAGATATATAGCATCTAAATTCACCAAGTGGAGTTACCCAGGTATTTTCATCAATTTGTAGTTGAAGCTTCTTTGAAGCTGATAATCGACCAGTAAACGTAACTTGAGCTGTTAGTGGTTCATTATTATTTATATATTGATATGAGGTTTCAGCTTCGTTAAATCCTGCTATACCTTGGAAACCACCTCTATACTTAGTCTTAACAGCATCTACATCTGTCACAAGTATACCAGAATCTGTTTTGTATGCAAGTTTTTGATTTATTATATATATAAATTCAGTTACTTGTTGAAGTGAAGCTACCTCTATATCTTTATTTAAACTATCAAATACTTTTTCAGGTGTAACGTTAAATGTTGATGCTGAACCGTCATCATCAATATAATAATTTTGACCGTGAATAATAGGTATACTATCTTTAACTGCCTCTGGATTTATTCTAGTTTCATTTGAGAAAATCAATTGTCTGTTACCTCATAGTGTTTACAATAAAAGTAAGGAATTTTATTCTACTTCTTTTTGAACATTATTTACATAATATACAATGTCGAGGATTCTTATCATAAATTCTATCATTACAATTATCACAATAATATTCAGGTATTTCAACTATCTGTTGTTTAATCTTTCTCATAATTAGCTACTCCATATTTATCAAGCCTTGAATAAACATCATTTATTATTTACTCCTTTATTGTATGTTTCATAATCTATTTGGGTAGACGTATAGAACTCTTTATCATAACCTGGTAATTTAGCTTTAACTATTGATAAATCTGTATATTTTGATAGTCCTGTTGACTCTTGATACTCATACAATTGACCATTTCTAATATTTCGAACAGGAAGGCTAGCATCGTTAATTACAACAAAATCTTCTGGTAAAAGAGCTTTATCAAAGCAAAAGTCTATGTAGTCATTTGCAAAAAACGTAAAAGTTAAGTCTTTAGAACCTATCTGATTTTGAGTTTCAGCTATACATTGAGCCATGTCTCCTTTTGAGTCTTTATTAACAGTGCCTCTAAATAGTATCCGCCTACCATAAATTACTATAACTATAAAGAGATATTCTGTAGTATCTGGGTCGTCAACACTAACAGTACTAGCTATTTGTGTACCAGATGTTGAAAGTACTATAGTTTTGTTGGTTTCATTCCACGTTAAATAAAAAGTATTGTAAATGTTGTTAGCGAATGATTGTCGTACTGTCGTCTTGCGTAAATTAGCAAAAGGAATTGCAAAAGATATCATGGAGTATTCACGTTTAGGATTTTCTGCATCTCCGTCTATTACTGTAAAATCAAAACTTCCTTCAACTTTTATTGGTTTTCCTGATTTGGGTTTTAAAGTTTGAGTTAACTCATCAAAATTATAGTTAGTTTCATGTGTTGAATTTATCTCTGGATTTAGTTGATAAGTGTACACATAACTTGCTTTTTCAACCACTTCAGCAAGATTAGTCAAGTCTTTACTGTCTAGACTGTCGAGCTCATTAAACCAAGGTCTATTGATATAGTATTGTTTCTGTTGAGCTAAAGCTGTTCTAAGTAGTAAGCCTTGTGGGTCATTATCTGGTACATCTGATAACGCTGGAATAAAATCAACACTATTATCAGCTGCATTTGCGCGTCTGTCTTTAAATACTAATTCTTGATAAAGTGCTTGACCTTGATAATTAAAACCAGTTGTATTGTCTTCTCCATATTGAGCCTCTGGCTGCCAAATTTGCTGTGGAGATTCTAATTTACCTCGTGTGTAATGTGTACCTGGAATAAATAATTTAAGAGCTGCTAAATTTTCAACTCTATTTTCTTGTACTTGAGATTTGGTTATATCTTCTTTATTAAAGAAAGCTCCATAAGTACTTGGGAACATATAATTGACAGCATTGATTGAACTAGTTGTATCATTGCAAGATACAGTTGCAGTATAATTATTAGTGTAGCCATTACCAAGATAATAACATACTATACCTGGAACTTGTCTGTTAATTGTAACTGTGTTATTTACTAATTCTTCATCATCAGCTAATGTTGTATTCCATTTAAATACGTTTGCAACTTGAGACTCTGTGGCTAGTGCATCTGCTATATTTGCAGAGTACGAATAGTTTAAACCTTGAGATATTCTACTATCTCTGTCTTGAATAGTGTTTTGAAGAACATCAAGTTGAATCATATTTGATGCATTATATACATCAATATTGTTCATAAACTTATGAGTATCAGATTTAAAATCTAAGTCATCTGATAATATTCCAAATAGTTTAAATGATGAATTGTACATAGGTACAGTAGACGCAAACAAACGTAAATCAAGGTCATTATCAAGGGTTCGATTTAGTTTCTCTTCAACCGTTTGCCCAAATAATAACTTCATTACAGGTCTTAAACAGAAAAGGTCTGCATATTTATGTTGCTCTAGTTCTGTATTTTCATCAATGTCTTCGCCTTCAATTGAAGCTTCATAATCATTTACTTTTTGAACCAATATATTTGCTCTTTGTTGTAAAGCTAATAAATCCATACTTTATATACATCCTTTTGTTAAAAATTATCATGTGATAAATCTAATAAAGTGTTAACAATTAACATAATAAAGATTGAGAATAGTATTCCAAATAAAATCATAGCTATAACCTTTAAGTTTTCCAATGTTGATTAACAAGTTTTGAAATATCACCAAGTGCATTAATGTTTACATTCTCTGCAATTACGATATTTGTACAGTAGTTTTCATTGCATTTCGATGTTGATACTGATATATCATATCTAGGATTTGAACAATCATCCTGCCAAGGTAACCCAAGTTGTTGAGATTGCTTTTTAAGGTCTTTTATGATTAGGTACAAAGTTATACCTTCTTCTGGTTCCACCTTTTTATTATAAATCCTTCCTGATATTGTTGCCTTCAACAAGCCACAATAGCCTGATGCGTTATAGGTTGGTCTTGGTTCATGGGTTGAAGAACCACATGTAGCACCAGTTGACCAATTGAAAGCTATAAGCTCATTAACTGATGATGAGAATTGTACAGAATCTCCACCTTCAACATCACCTGTCCAATATTCAAATTGTGCCTCGTTAACATCTTTAACTCTAAGGTTTGGAACCCAGCGACCATTTACAAGTCTACCGTTGTATGGACCACTAGCAAAGCGAATATAATAACAACATGCATCTAATGTTCCTGTGACCTTATAACTCTCAATATCAGGTTTCTCTGGCGCGTTGTCACTATCTTGTGGTGCATTTGGATTAAAATACGATTGGTTTGTTTGGAAACAATAATTTACTTCTTGAGTACATTCTGCACCATTTACGTTATATTTAATAGTTCCTGTTATACAACCACCATTTGAACCATTTGGATTTTCTGGATTTCCTGGATTTTCTGGATTATCACCATTGCCATAATCATTACCTGAACCATTTCCATTAGGTCTAAAGTCTAATTCATAAGCCCAGTCGTCACCTACACAACGCAAAGCATACCAAGTCACATTAGCATTTGCTGCTGTATCATTCTTAATAAATTGAAATTCAGAGTAAACTGACTCTTTTAATTTATACTTTTGCATATCTGGATTAGCTGGAACTACAAGAGTTTGAATAGTCGTGTATGAGTTACCAAATCTATAATTAAATGAATCCCAAGATTCATCTTGCATAGATAGAGCTGGATAAGCTGTACAACCTAAAATACTAGGAGACCAATGAAGGTTAAACGTGTTTGAACTTTCTGGTATAGGTCTGAAATCAATTGAATGTGAGTGGTCGAACCAAGAAGGTAAACCTACTCCTGTTTGTGGGTACTCTTGCTCTTCTGGTAGTGTACCTTCAAATACTATTGCACTTTGTGTATATGTATACGCATAATGTCCTAGAGTATCAGAGTTGACACTATCAAATTTATCATCATTGTCATGTATTAAATTGTGTCTTAACCAACCTCCAGAATTAGAATGCGATATAGGCTGAATTAAATTTGATAACCATAAACCAGGTTTAGTAGTTTCAAGTCCAGATATAGTATCAACAAAATAACCTTCTAATTTACCTTCATTTTGAAGGTAAGATTTTGTTAAATCTATTGTATAGCTTGAGGTGTTTGATGATTTACCTATTGTAACAGATGCTATTGTTTCTAAAGATGGTTTAATGTCATAAATAAACCTGTTTGAGGTATTAGATAGTCTAAAACCTACACTACAAGGAACTGTACCTTGATTATAACTTGAAAAGTTAATGATGAATGATAAACCTAATACTTCTAAAGGAACACCGTCCTCATTAACTGCTATAATTGTATTTGTATTATCAAATTTAACATGTACATAGCCATCATCTTTACTGACATAAATCTGTATAAATGTAGGCTCACCATTAACTACATTAGAACCTTGGATATCTAATAATATAACATCACTGTTTAATACACTTGGTAATGTGCATTCTATGTATATATCAGATTTAAGATATTCAACTTTAGTTATAGATAATCCAAAATAATTGTTATTGTCAAGTCCTGATGCTATACCATCTTTAATAGCTGGATTACCAAAAGTATTAACCCAAGTTTGTAAACCTAAAGCACTTCTTGTTAGAGATTTAGTTAACTTTGTATATATTGGTAGACCATCTATAAGAGCTGTATAAAAAGTCTGTCCATCTGTATCAATCTTAACTGGATATAATTTAGTTAAACCTTTTAATAAATAATCATGTGTCCAGACACGTAAATTATTCATTTCAGGATAAGGTGTCATATCAGAACCTACAGGTTGGATAATACAAGCGTCCTCAACATTAGTAGCCTCTGCCTTTTTCAACAGTTCTTCAACTATATCCTTTTTAATTTTTGTTATTCTTTGATTTGATTTACGTCTTGCCATAGTTTTATATTAATATCCAATAATTTTCAACATCATCACTTGAAACACTAAGTAAAGTTTTTGGTGATATATAAGGTATAGTACCATTTACATTATCAGGAGTTAAATAAGCATTAGTATTAGCTTGATTTAAAACATTAGATTGAAGGGCTGTACATTTATCAAGTGGAATACCTCTAACTGGTTGTGCTTTATTCCCAATTGGCATATTATAATTAAAATTAATTACTTCACCTGTTGACTTATCTTGGAAACCATTACCATTAGTTGTAAAGATAGTATCATTACATTCAGAATAATAAAATAATGTTGAACTTCCTACATATTGACCTGACAATCTTTGAAACTCTGAATAGACCCCAGCTAAATTGCCTTTATATACATTCGGATAAGTGTCAACATTAGATACTAGAACTTTTGAAACTAAATTATTAAGAGGATAATTTGAGTCTGGTAATGTAGCACTATCTATTGTGTTAGCATATGCTGTATCATTATATTCAATAACTGTATGTGCTTTATCATCTAAATAATATATTGATAGATTGCTTGAGATAGTTTCCTTTTTAACTGGTGTTTCTTCTTTTGAAAAGACATCATACATATACCCTGGACCATCTTTAAAATTTGCAGATTGTTCAAGATATCTGCCACATGTGTGAATTGTAGCTCCATATCGGTCAAGGATGCCTTTAAATAATAGTTTAATATTATTAAATGCGTTTGGTGTTAATAGTCTGTTAGTCTCCTGTTTGAGAATTTCTACCAATAAGCTTAATGCAGATTTCTCTCTAGACATATCAACTTCAAAAGGATTATCCCAAGATAGTGGAGGATAAACAGGTATCTTACCCTCAACATAATCATTTAGAAATTGTACACAACGCTCATATTCTGATTGATTTGTACTACCATCGTCATTTATAATTTTAAAAGGTCTTACTGCCATTTACTTACTCTTCTGTTTTATCTAAATCTTTTATAAAATTTCTACAAGCATTTATTACACGAACACAAAAAACCTCTGATTTAAGTGCTCTATTAAAAAGTTCCTCAATTAATTCATCATCAGTCATTGACTACCTTATCCTCTGTTACATAGATATCATAATCATTATCTAAAAACTGTCTTAATACTTCTAATAATGTGCCCTTATATGTGTTCGTTTGCAGAACATTTACTCCTGTTCTTAGTAATCTAAAACAATTATCACCTTCACGAACTAACTTATACTCTAAACGGTCATATGCTACAAGTAAAAATCTATCTAGATTATACTTATTAACTGCAGCTCCTAGATATTCAGCTCTACGTTTTGTTTCATCAATTAACTGTATCATTTATAATTAAATCTCCTTATATGACATCCATTCAATATTGTTCTTTTCACACCAGATTGCATAGGTTGTCTTAGAGTTTTTATTTATCTTAATATTTGGATTTTGAAAAACCATTACAAACTTAAACTCTGGATGCTGTTCAACTAACAGTTTCATTTTCTTTCTGTCTTGTGCTGTAAACCTACCTTTTAATTCGTAGATAAGCTTACCTTTTACAAAATCTGGTGTATATTTATGCTCTGTTTCTGGAACTGTGTAATCTAATTTTAAAGGCTCATATTTAAAACCTAGTTTAAGAAGTCTTTCAGATAACCTCTGTTCAAACTTACTACGATATATTATCTTTTTGTTTTGAGAACTTTTCTTCTGTGCCATCCGCAAGCCTTATAATTAATCTATTATCAGATTTCTCATCATCGTCATCAAGCTTAGAAAATTTTACTACAATTTGCAGAAGTCTATCTAAACTCTTTAAGATATCTTGGTCACCTTCTGACATTAAACTATCAAGTTGTTTTAAAAGATTACTTCGAATTCTTTGGAACTTAACTGCAAGCATTGATGCGACTAGTTTATTGTATCGTTTGTCTCTAAATAATTGTTCAAGAAACTCTATACATTTAATTGGATGCCAATCTTTATGCTTATTTTGAATGTAGTTCTGTAAGTTAACTCCGTCAACATCCTTTGTAGCTAACTCAAGCAATTCATTATTTGAAATCTCTAACATTTTTGAAATACTCCAAGGTATTTATTAGGAACTTATTTATATCAGTCTGTCTAAATATAAAACGTAAAACTTTATACACACTGTTTGAGTTAAATCCTATTTCAATAAATCTGGTCTGACCTGAATAGATTAGAAAAATAAATCTACAATCCTGAATAGATGTTTCACTAAACTTAGAGCCTAGTCTAAATCTATTGCCAACAGGTGTATATAAAATCTTTGAGATACATACTTTTAATGTACGAATATTATATATTTCAATCATTCTATAATCTACGTTTTATGTGATAAGTATCAACTTGTGACATATCAGCTTTAGTAAATGAGCGTGAACATGCATCATTTATATACATAACTGCCTCACTTGGTTGAACTCCAGAAAGTATTAGGTATAAAGCTGTTAATAAAGGTTGCATATAGTAATCATCAGATAAAATGTCATTTTCAGAAGTTACGAATGTTTTTACATCACCCGTATCCATTGATTGAAATAATCCAGTTCTTATAACAAATGCTGTTGCATCTGCCGTTCTAATAGTACCATCAGGATTTAGTGGACAAGGTCTACCATCCTTAAGAAAAGCTATCTGTTCATTTGGCTTATTATAAACTCTCTTATTTGGTTTACCTGATAAAGGTACTTCAACTGTAGCTTGTGATGCATTAGCTAATGACATAAGTAAATTAATATAACCTATTATCTTTTGCATACATCGATATGTAGGTGTAATTGGATAATTTATGCGAACGGCTAACGCCTTGTAAATATCTAAAACATTACTCATGTGCAACCTCAACTAGTTTATTATAAGTTTTTAAATTATCTCTTAATGTATTTATTCTAGGTTGTAAATAATTGTAGAAGCTTCTTTCAACTTCCTTATCTGCATAATATTTAACCTCAAAGTAAGTTAGCTCACATACTTCAATAGGTATCTTATGTATATTCTCTAAAGTTTGAACTTCTGCCATATGATATATTGGATTTTCATAATAGAGTTTAACTTGTGTTATGTCTCCTATCATTGAACATAGACTAACCGCTTCATTAACAAATCCTATAGGCATATTATAAAATGTTCTAGTGATTAAATCCAAAGTTACTATCCTTTTTATACTTGAGGTGGTACATCAGTAGAAGCTACTGTTTGTTCTGGTTGAACTGGTGCTGCTTGCTGTTCTTGAGCCTCGTCAGCTAAATCCATAATTAATATTTGAGCTAGACTTTCGGCTTGTGGTACAGATATGCCTAAGCTATCTGAAAGAACTGCAATGATAATATCTAAACCTCTGATTTGGTCTGATGCAATACCTTCTGCAATTTGTTCTACTACTTGTTCTCCTTCTTGTGGAGTTGCTTGAGCTTCTGTAGTTTGAACTTCTGTTGGTGCTGGTGCAGGTTGTGCTTGTGGCATAACTTGTTCTGGTTGAGGTTGAACATTAATATTTTCTTTTGGTGGTAAATTCATTGACATTATTTTAATTCTCCATAAACTTTACTTGTAATGTGTATAATGCCTCTTCAAGTGAGGCTTGTAATCTAACATATTCAATATTGTCTAATTTATCAAGGTATCTTTTTATTGTTTGTAATATACAAATACCTTTTAAACTAGTGTATCCAATAGCCTGAACTGTATAGCCAGAGTAATTATTTGAAGATTTGATGGAATGAAGGAATGAACGAAAGGTGAATAGTCCAGGCTGAAAATGTGGATGCACTAAAGTAATTAATCGTTTAGAGTGATTAATTAATATTCTTGATGTATATGGTCTAATGTGGTTTAGCCAGTCTTGCATAGAAAGCTTCAGTTTCCTGTATTCTTTGGTCCATTATTCTTACAACGTAAGCTAGTTTAAATCTCCTTTGAGATATAGCTTTAGACATCAAACGCATACGTTCATTATGTGTTAATCTATTCAATGACATTGTATCTTATTCCCAAGGTAGCTTATTTTCTGTTGACTTGCCTGCTGACTTTTCTTTCTTTGTTGTACTTGATGAATTTGCATAAAGAGGATCAGTTTTGAATACTGCGTCTAGTTCAGCTTTGTATTTTTCAACTTCTTTTTCATCAAGCTTTCTTACAATAGCCTCACCTGTAACAATTGTATTTGACGCGCCTTTCTTTTTGTAAATTGGTCCATGGATTTCAACGTAATCTCCTTTTGCTAGCTCTGGTGATTTTTCTGTAATAAAGTACAAGAAAGACACTCCATTAGATACAACATAAGCCTTATCTTCAAACACTGCTGTTACAAAGAAAGTACCTTTGACTACTAATGGATGAGGATTTTTTTTAATTTGTTTTTTCGGTTCAGTCATTTTTAAATTACTCCTATAAATTATAAAATACAAAAGGCGATAATCCATGTGACCATGTGTTTAACGAGGCTATCGCCAATCCTCATATAAATATTATATAATATTCCAGTTTAGATTTCAATTAATTTCAATTAAATATTTACAAAACTTAAAGTTTTATTCTCCGTCTAATATTCATTCCATAATTTCTGATACTGGATTTCTTACATAAAAGCATTTACCATTATCGAGCGTTATTCTGGTAGATGCAGTCCAGTTAGCACTCAAACTTTCAACTGCTATTATATGTTCTACATCAACATGCATACTTAAATCATTAGAATTTGTAAGTTGTATAAACATAGACATTACTTATTAAGCTCCTTTCTAATTTCACTTCTGAAATAACCTATAACTTGGTCTGGTGCTAGTTCTGGTTTCCACGGTATGTAAGTTATATCAGATTTGCCTTGTTTAATATTGTTACATTTATCAAACCAGTAATGAGTAAATACTTGTGATGTAGGTATATTATAACCTTTACAAAATCTTGCACTTAATTTAACTATAGCTTTAAATTGTTGTAGAGTTAACGGATAAATTGATTGCTTATGTTTTATATCAAATCCATAGTTACAACATGCAGCTATTCCAATACTTCCAGTATTACCTAATTTTGTATGAGCTGCATATTTACCGTCTGTACAAACTTCATTGTCACTAGGTCTATAATAGCCTTCATAGATATTGCCAACATTATCAATTAAATAATGATAAGCTTTTAAATCTGTATCATTTGGTTTATAGGCTCCGCCTGTATGATGTATAATTATTCTTTTCATGATAATATAATCCTCCTTTAATACATTGAAGGTACTTTTGGAATATATGTACGTCTTATGTAAGCTGGTTGTGTGTATGCTGGAATAGGTGTATTGTAATAATTGGTATAGTTATTTATAATTTTAATTCTTACTGTTGTGGCTGGATGTGTAGTAGTAGAAACATTTCGATATTGTGGTAATGTCATAACTGATAATGCACTTGGTAGATAGTTAGGTTCATTATTAGTTAATGTATATCTAGTTGCATATAAATCAGCCTCAATCTCATGCTTATGTCTAATCTGTTTTATGTTTGAATAGTTATTAGCTAATAATTCTCTTGCTTGTCTTTGATAATGTTGTAATGCATGATGACCTATTTCATGCAATCCAACAGCTTTTAACTGTCCTTTAGTTAGATATGCACGAGTTAGCTTTGTAAGTATTATATCACCTTTAATTGTAGTGAATGCTGTTAAACGTGGTAAATCATTATCATATATTATGTGACAAGGCTTATTATACTGATTACATACTGCTTGCAATTCTTTATATACATCCTTTTGTTCTTGAATTGTAGCTGAATTAGTTATTTGAGTTGTTAAAAGTAAAACTAATAATGTTAATATAAATTTTATCTGCATATCTTTACGCTCCATAAAACTGATGCTAAATCAGAGCTTTCTATATTTTTAAGTTTTGTATTTGTTATTTGTAAGTGAACAGGTACATGAGAACTTTCAGGTTTATTATAAAAACTAAGAGAGCTTTTGTTTAACTTTACGTAAAAATCTTGTGGTCTTGATAATAAAGAGATTAATTTTAAAAAGTAAATTAAGTCCTCTCGGTTTTCTAATATTTGTAATTTCCATCCTTTGTAATGTCCTTTTATGCTATCAAGTTGTAGATTTGGAATTAGAGTGCATATATCTCTCATAAAGATATTAAACGCTCTTTGACTTCCAAAATTCTGTGATTGCACGCGTATATAAAGAAAAAATTCATCATATCTTTTACGAATATAGAAGTTTAACCTTATATGCCTTAAGATAATTCGTCTAGTTAAATTCAAAGCTACTCGCTTTTTAAAGTATACTGCAAGATTAATTTTATCTAATATAACGCTTATAAAATTGTTACTGTCACGCTTTTTGGTTTGCATTCTTTTTACATCCACAATTATGTTTAATAAATTCTACTCCTTTTGGTACTGTAGTACTAAGAGCTATTGAACGCTTTCTTATAAATTCTTTTTGCTCTTCTGTAACTGGTTTATCATAATACGTTGGTACTATTTTACCATTTATCCTTTTTATAACACATTCACACATTATACCATAAAGAAACATAAATTTATATTGTGTTATTTTATCAAGGAATTTAAATTTACCATTTGTTATTTGATAATATGGCTCATAGTTTACGTTAAACATATCTTTAAATTTAAAAGCTTTTATTTTAATTTCTCTATTTACTCTCAAAGGTATCTCCATAATTAAGTAAGATTTGAAATACGTTGCTTCTTTTGTTATGTACTTGTGATAATATAGTTTCCGTTAACTCTTTTACTATTGTATCCATTTCTTCAGTATATTGTACATTAAATTTAGCTGCCGCATATTTTACGCCTGCAATTATTAATCTGGTAAGAACTTTTAGTTCAACTTCTTGAATTTTCTTATTTTGTAATACATCTAAACGAAATTGACAATAGTTTTTTATTGCTTTATATGCAAATTTTTTAATTTCATTAGCTTTTACATTCAAATTACCTGAATAGTTTAAACTTTGAGCTATTGCTAAGTCCTTAATATATTTATGTAGTGTATTCATATATCATTATACTCCTAAGCATAATAAGAGTGCTTGTACCAGTATACAAATTATAATTGTTACTAGAGTTCCTGCAAAAAAACAATCAAAATTATCTAACATATTATTTCTTAGCTCCTATTGTTTGAAAAAGTTGATACAATACATCTTTGGCGGTTGCTTCTACTACTGATTTAATTTTTGAAAGGTATTTTATTTCTTCCTTCGGTGCTCGTACAATAGTAAACAAGCGTTTAATCATTTTTAGTTCAGAGAGTTTAAGTGTCACTTTTATCTCTGTAAATGTAACTTCCTTTTCTTCTGTTGAGTACTCTAAACCTAATCCATTCAAACGCTTTTCTATTTCTTCATACGCCTTTTGTTTAGTTTCTTCTGATACAATAATGTTTGCTGATACTTCCATATTTGTTCTAATCTCCTTTATTAGTTATTAATCTTATACTATTTTATGGTTTACTGTAGATTTAACAATTGATTTAATTTGTCATTTAATTCTTTTTCTTTTTCAGCTACAATCTCACTTTCCCAACGCATATTATTAGGAGGAAACTCACCCCAATATTGTTTATGTTTTGTATGTATTAGATTATATGGTAGTTCATTAATAGAACTTACTTGTAGCTTACCATTTTTATAATTGTTTAGATAGTAGTTTGTAGACTTAACAGCGTCCTGAACTACTTCTGCTGTATCTTTATCTACGTGTGTAACACGTTTTTCAAATCCTGTTTTTCTATCACGTATTGTTAAGACTTCCCTTGAATATGCTGTTAAGTACCTTTTCATAATTATCACTCCTTTTAATTTATTCAAATAATTCTTGTAGTTCTGCTATAGTAAATATGTCTGGGTTACTAAAGTATTTTATAGCCATTACTTCTAAATAGTCTGGTTGTACATTCTCTAAGAATACATTTACAAGTCTATTGTAGGGTATACTTTTTAAATATTGCCGCATTTCTCCTTTATATGTTTTGCATTTGTACATAAATTTACCTCTGTAAGTTTTTATATTATAATTACTTAATAATCCATACGAAAAACTACACAATCTATAGTCTTACTTTTTAGCATACTAAATTCTTTGTCTGTAATAAATTTCCTTAATTCAGGATTTTCTTCAAATGTTTGTAAATCAACCCAATTATCCATTACATCATTATCTATATCCGTAATGTAATTAATTTGTTGCATCTTTGTAGGCTTTTGTAAGCTAATAACCACTTTGTATATCATTAAATATCCTTTCACTTTTAGTTGGTTTCAATAAAAACTTAGGTGTTTGCTATCCTTCACACCTAAAAAATTATAAGGAATAAAGATATTAATATTATAACAGGATAGCTCTAATATTAATAAGGAGGGTATTATGAAAAGAGGATTGCGTTTAGTTGCTCTGCGCGTACGCTTCTATTAACTTTAGGTGCATATTTATTATCATTTGTAATTTGGAATAATACTGTCTTATTTACAAGCTTTTCAACTTGTAAAAATCTAGGGTCATTTTCATCATACAGTTTTTTAATTGCATTCTTCTGTTCTTCTGTAAGCTTCTTTAAACCTACGTTTGCTTCACGCTGTTTGTTTGTTTTTTCATTTTTACTCATTTTTAAATCTCCTTTGCTTTGTTTATATATTAAGTATAACATATATTTTAATACTTGTCAATGTTATGTAAATAAATTGTCACAATCATTTAACTTTAAATAACCAATGTTCAGTTAGGTACTCTTCATCATTATCATTCTGTTTTTTTTTGTTTTTACATAAAAAGTAACCGTGATATTCACTACAACCTTTAAATCTGCCTACATAAGGTGTAACTTCATCATACTCTTTACACAATTCTTGATAAATCTCACATACTTGATTTTTAGTTTTAAATGCAATATGATGTTGATAATACATAAATACTATTCTCCTATAGTCTTATCTGGTGCATAATCAGCAGAATAAAATAAATCAAATCTATTTAATGCACAATCATATACACCGATACATTCTTGATTTAAAGTGTAAGCTAATTTTAACATATCTAAAATTCTAAAGTCACCGTTATAAACCTCAATAACTAAACAAGGTTCTTGATTGCCTAAATCGTAACCTGTTGCATCTATAACTGTAAAGTTTGTATATAATTTTGATAACTGTGCTAGTACATAATTTTTAGAGAGCTTTTTATTATTTTGGGATACTAAACCAAAATAGATTTTAAAATTCATATCAAATCCTCCTTAGTTATATTATTATTATACAATATAGTTAATAATTTGTCAAGTAGTGTTAGATTATATTGTTACAAAAATTAACTAATACTATATAAATATTCAAGGTCATCAATGGTATTTAGAATATCGACTAAACGAGTTATAAACATATCTAAATCTACTTGACATTGAAAATAAGCATAAGAACAATTATCAACTGGTACATACTCATAACTATGAGCAAGCGCGTTAATTAAATCCATAACAGCTTGAATATCAGTTACTGTATTTTCTAATTGCATTACTGTGTACAATGTTAGTTCTCCACATTAAATCTTGTATAACCGTCTGTAAATAACAACTTTAGGTCGTCAGCATCTACCTCTTTGTCAGATAAATATTCTAATAAACCTAAAGCATCTTCCACTATAACTGGTTCTTTTGTTTTTACATTTCTACATACTAGCATTGGCGCTACACCTCCTCAAATAAATCTATAAATCTTCTAAGTCCTGTTCTAACATACAATATATCATAAAAGCTTTTGGATATCCGTTAAATAATTTAATTCTTGTCATAAGTATTTATTCCTTTTAATTTGTAATTTATTCCGTTTCCTTATATTATTATTATACAATATATTTGATAAAATGTCAAGTATTTTTAGATTATATTGTTACAAATCTTTACAAATATGTTAAAGTATGTCCAAAATGTGTATAAAACGCGCTTTTTGACCTGTTACAAAAATATTACAAAAATTCTCGTGGTCGTTTGGGCTCGCGCGCGCTCAAAAGATTTATATTTGAGATATTATTTAATTATTTATTGTTTATTATATATTATTTAATTAACATGTATATAAAATATTTATATTTGAGATATTATTTAATTATTTATTGTTTATTATATATTATTTAATTAACATGTATATAAAATATTTATATTTGAGATATTATTTAATTATTTATTGTTTATTATATATTATTTAATT